TAATAATAGAAGGATGTCACCCACAGACTATGGGTTATAGATATGAGTCAAAAGCGTTAGACAAAGAACAGCAATTGGCAGATGTATGCGCGGCATTTTCGTCGTCATTCTCTATTTCAGGGAATAATTTATTTCGTTTTGATAGTGACTTCGATCAAAAATATTTAGAGTTGCGAATAAGAGCAGGGTTAAATATAGCACTCATAAAGCCACCGATAGTAGCACCGAATTATCCTGAAAGCTTATGCAATACGGATCCACCGACGCAGATGCGTAATATACTACGACGGGTAGATAGAAAGAACCTTCCAGGAATATTTAAAATGCCGGTATCAAAAATTCCATTTAAAGAAATATGGAAACCCGATGTAGAAGGTGAAGTGCCCTCTTTGAAAGTGATGATCTATCGAGAGCACAGTGTCTACCACATGGCTTATGGAATAACGAATGGACGTGGACATGTGATATCAGCACAAGCAGATCTTTATCCGGCAAAATTGATGAATACAATATTAGGGTATAACAGACAGACCCAGTCATGCCTTCCCCAGGCAGAACCAGTGATAAAACTTATGCCACAGGCAGTGGATTATCTATATCGAGCAATGGGGATAACTGAGTTTGGTAAAGAAAAATCAGAAATTAATTTTGAGGATGTAATAAATACATATCTAGGATCATCGTCGGGTATACAGCCAGGACCAACTAGAGAAGCAATTACCGATGTGGGTACGCCTATGCGTATAACAGCAACAGGAAAGAAAGCTGAAACCTGGGATTCGGATCTGGAAAAGATGTATAAATTCTTGGAGCTAGGCGAAGAGTTTGAGACTTTTTTTAGTACTAGTCCTAAGAACGAACGTAAGTATGATAAGTTGAAATGTCTAAGTAAGGAGGATTTTGCAACGTGGTGCCAAAAATCACGAGTATTTGTGATCCCAACTAGTACCTTTGTATTGGCAGAGAAGCTCGTGTCTAAGATGCGAATGCTAAAGGAGCGAGGTAATGTTATACGAATAGGACAAAAATGGACCTATGGAGGAGCATGGAAATTAGCACAGTGTTTAGGAGTGGACCAGTATAATGCATGGAAGAAGATATTGGTCGAAGGCGACGTGAAAAATTTTGATCAGTCAGTACAAGCAATTTTTGTGCGGCTTTACATGTCGTTCATGCTGGTTCATGAGGATCCGAATTCACCGGATTATGTAGCAAAGAAACGGATATGCGAATATTTGGCAGAAAGGTTGGCCAGTCGTATAACAAGGCTTTATGGTGAGCTATGGGGAGTTCATAAGGGAGGCGTACCGTCGGGGTGCTTTAATACTAGTCATATGGACTCATGGATAATGGGTCTTTATTTTTTCCTATTTTGTACATGGCAGTTATCACAATGCCCAGTAGGAGACCGAGAGGAATTGGAACAGGCAGTATTGGACGCCATGATAGTGATTTATGGAGATGATCATGTTTATAATCGTGGAACTGGAATAGGAGCGACATATCTATCGGGTGTACAATTCTCCGCATTTATGAAACAATATTTTGATGTAGATATTCGGGATGTGTATGATGGTATTAGTTATCTCACGAAAGTGCACGGTGGTCGTGTCTCCAGAAGGGGTGCGTGTTTTTTGAAACATTACTTTGTAGAAAATGAGCAGTATAAAGTAGATAAGAAGCAAGCACCTTTTATTCCGTACCGAGAGACATTTGACTTTATAGTTCGGGCAGTGTGGGGAAAGGAGGTTAAAGATCGTGATCTCTTCGATGTACTGCTCTCGGTAATAGGACATTCTTATGGTACGTATGCTTCTAATCATGAAGCATATATAGCGTTACGAACTATATATGAGGAACTATTTGTAGAACTAGGAATGACGACTGCAGAAACCATGCCAGAAATCTTACAACGACTCGGAAATACAGATATCCGTCGTATTCGTCAGCAAGGACTTACGAAGGAAGATGTCCTGAATGGGTTTCCTTCCTGGGATGAGCTAATCCGCCGAAATGAGTGGAGAGCAGAAGAGCATGATATTGCGACTACAGCGTTCGACCATGATTGGGAGAATTTCGATTAACCTTATTTTAAT